TTATGATCGACTACATCAACATTCAAATTGGCAATACATTGATGAAACTGTCGCAGAATACGCCGGAACGCCAGCACCTGAACATTCAGCTTTTTACGCAATTCGGGTTGCCGACGAGCTATGCATATGAAGGCAATACGCTGATCCTCTATCCGGTCCCGGTGGCGGCCTATAAATGTTGGATCGGCTGCCATCTTGCAATGCCGCCGCCATCGTCAGACGTCGAGGAAAACAATGTTTGGATGACGCCGCAGAACGCTGAGCGGCTGATCCGATCTCGTGCGAAGTTTGAGGTCGCGACACACGTCACGCGAAACCAACAGATGGCACTTGCGATGTCGCCCTATCCGGACCCGCAGCCTGGTGAGGCCTATCGCGCATTCACTGAGCTGAAACGCGAAGGCAATAAGATCACATCGACGCTAGGGCGGGTGCGTCCAATGAGCTTTTGAGATGAATTATGTCCGACACGATACCATTTCCGGACTATGCACCTGACATCTCGCCGCTCGGGCAGGCGGACTCGCAGGTGATCTTCAATGTCGTGCCGAAGAGCGATGGATACGGCCCTATCCAGAGCATGACATCATACACGCAGTCATTGCCCGGTCCCTGTCGTGGCTACTTCTATGGCCGCAAGGCTGATGGCACGGTGACGATCGTGGCTGGCACTGCCACTGATCTTTACATCATGAACCAGGTTGATCTGTCGTGGACCTTGGCGTCGAAGGGCGGCGTGTCCTATGGCGCCGTTCCGATCGACGACAATTGGGTGTTTGCTCAGTTCAACGATCTCATTATCGCGGTGCAGAAGAATGTTCCGCCACAGAAGCTTTTGCAGTCGACATCGACTTCGTTCGTGGACCTTGACGGCAACCCACCATTTGCCGGTTGGGTCGCTATCATCGGGTTTTTCGTGGTGCTCACAGCACTGCAAGAAAGTGCTCAGCGGGTGCAATGGAGCGACCTTGATGACCCAGAGAAATGGGACTCAGGCAGTGGGCTATCGGACTTTCAGGACTTCCCGGATGGTGGCTCGACTTTGGTAGTGAGCGGCGGCGATGCTTATGGCACGATCTTTCAGGAGCAGTCTATCCGTTCGATGACGTATGCGGCCGGCAGCGTGGCGATCTTCCAGTTTTATCGCTTTTCGACGCAGGAGGTGCTGTATGCCAAATATTCGGTCATGAACGTCGGCAACCGCGTGTTCTATCTGAGTGCGGCCGGGTTCAGGATGATCGTCTCGACTACCGATCCTGTCGACATCGGCAAGGATAAGGTCAATATCACTTTTTTCAATGAAGTTGACTCCTCTCAGTTGCAGCTGATCATTGGCGCTGTGGGTCCGACAGCGACGCGTGTCTATTGGGTTTACAAGACCAAGCTCAGCGGGGCGTTCGGGCAGTTCAACCGCATGCTGGTCTATGACTATGTGCTCAACAAATGGACGCGGGTTAATGTCACTGGCGAGTTCATCGCTTCATTGGCAAAGCCCGGTCTGACATTGGAAAATTTGGATACATACACACTTGAGCAATTATACGTACAGAATGCGCAGGATAACGGCGCTGGAGCGATCCGGCTGACGCTTGACGCTGTGGTCAAGCCCAGCTTCAGCCTTGCAGCGCAGCCCTTCGCGACGGTGCAGGGGGTTCAGGGTACGATCGAAGCCAATGGCGTTTGGCGCTTTAACATCATTGACGATACCCATGCCGATCTCATTGGCTCGACCTTCGTGCATCCTTACGTGTCCGGTGGTGCGATCGGCGGTTCGATCGAGGCCATGACCTATCCGGACATGGGCGGCATGGTGAAGCCGTCATTTTCTTTCGACAGCATTGTTAAGGCGGCTATCGCGCAGCTGTCGGCTTTCGATGCCAACCATGCGCTTAACTTTTTCGATGGTCCGACGTTGGAGGCCACATTGGAAACCGGCGAGGCGGATGGCAAGGGCAAGATGCTGTTCACCAATGCGATGCGGCCGATCACCGATGCAACGCAGGTGTACTGCTCGGTCTCTTACCGCAATTCGCCGCAAAGTCTCCCGCTCTACACCGCAGAGAATCTGATTGATGACATGGGGATGGCGCCGATCGATCCGATCGAGAGCCGCTACCAGCGCATGCGGGTGCGCATTACGGCGGGATCGAGTTGGACCTATGTGCGTGGCGCGCAGCCTGAGAGCGAAATAGCGGGAGATCGCTGATGCCCGGCTTTGGCACACTGGCACCGAGCAATGACCGGCAGGACCAGGAGGCGCTGGAAAACCTTGCCGCCCAGCAGGATGCTGATCGGCCGAGCGGCTTGTCGACGATGTGGTCGGCGATCAAGCATCCATCGCTTTATCCGATGTTTCATGCGTTAACGTCGTCGGCACCGGTCCCAGCATCGCCAGATATTGGCCCTAGGCCGCAACAAGGAGGCGGTAACAACCTTCCAGATGTTGGGGCGCCGCTGATCCCCTCGGGGCCGCAGATATCTCCTGGTACAGCATTCGGCAGACTTGCGACGTCCACAGGCCAGAACCTGGTGCGAGGTGTTGATGAGGTGATCAAGAGCGGAGCCACATTGCCGAGCGATGTCTATGCTGGCAGGGTGTCAATGTGGGGGCCGAGCGGCCATTCATCTGATGAGCCGATCCAACGTTCTGTGGATCTGGCAAGCTTAGCAGGCGGCGGCGGGGCAAGCGCGCTAGAAAGGGCGGCTGCGCCGGGGCTTGATCTTCGCGTCATGGGTAGGAAGTTATTATCCGACACCGGCCAACCCGGTATGGCGATCTCGACTGCAGCGCATGCGCCACAATACACGACAGGCATTGAAAGCGCGCTTGCTCGTATTCCCTCGCAGGAATTGACCGGGCTGCAATGGCTCAACCAGCTGAAGCGGTTCGGCGCCAAGCCTGAAGAATTACAATGGCGTGAGCTTGGGCCGGCATTGGAAGGGTTGGGCAACACCAAGATATCTCGTACTGGGATCGAGGAGCATCTTCAAGCGAACCCGGTTCAACTCAACAGAATTGAGAAAGGTAATAAGTCGTGGGAAGATCTGACGGCACAGCAGCAATACAATATCAAGGATCAGTATGATGATCTAAGCGCTAAAGACGCTGCGCTATGGGATAACCCAAAAGAGTATTATGAATATTTACAACGCAATGGTTCTTTAAATTCATCATTTCAAGTACCAGAATATGAGGAATACAAGCTTCCCGGTGGCGAGAACTATCGTGAGCGGCTAATCCAGATGCCGACATCAGGTGACAATTTCACTAGAGAACATGGCAGCCATTGGGATGAGCCGAATGTGCTGTTTCATCGGCGGTCTACTGATCGTTCTTTCGATCAGCCATTAACGCCAGAGCAGGCGGCACAGAACTTTCAGCGTGAAAGAATGTTGCAGCAGAACGATGATATTCAACAGCAACAGGGAGAGGTTGCGCGACAGATCAATGGAATACGCCGTCAACATGATGATCGGATCAGGCAGGATTATAGTGAGGGAAGGATTGATGCGAGAGAGGTGAGGCGACAGTTTGAGGCGGCGGAAAATATTCCAGAAATGAAGCCGCTACAGGACAAATTGCAGGCTTTGCGGGCTCAGGAGGATGATCTACGTCGCAACATGCCAAATGAGGTGTGGCCACAAACAATTCGCAGTCTGCACGATGAAGAGAACCAGAGCGACTGGCATCAGCAGGGACGGGATAAGGGATATGCTAAAGACATCGATACACAAGTAGCAGGTTTGTCAAAACAACGGGATGATCTGAGACGACAGCGTGACCAGTTGGATCAGAACGATCCAAGATATATGGCAAACTTGGACGATCTTAATAACCAGATCGGAACGCTTCGATATCAAATTGGCCGTTTGCAAAGTAAGGATGTTGTGCCGAACGCTCCATTCGCGGGCACTGGCTGGGAGCGTCTCGCGCTGCATGATCAATTGCGTGAGGCTGCAGAAAAAGGCTATCCGCGTATTTCGTGGACGGCAGGTGAGGAAAATACCACCAACCCATTGGTGATGCTGCGCGACCAAGGTCGTGATATATCGGAATTAGCCCCGGATCAGCGGGCTGAAGCGATCCAAGCCGACAAAGGCATTCGCGACTATTACAACCGCCGCCGTGTCGACCAGGCCAACAAGATCGGCAAGGCTCATGGCGTGCAGGTTGTGCGCAGTGAATTACCAAACGAGGAGAGACGACAACCTTTTGAGCCGAAAGCTTATTCTGTTTATCACATGGATATTCCCGACAGTCTGCGCCGCGAATTGCTGACCAAACCAATGAGCCTATTCGAAGATAGCGGTATCGGGGCGGCGCCTGCAGTAGCGCAGCATGCGCAGCAGCAAACTGATGAAAGGAAAACACGTTACCGAGACTGGTATCACGCACTAAGAGGTGACGAAGAAGATGAGCTTCCACCGGGGGCCAAGCCGGTGCCGCCGGTCCTCCCATACAGAGGAACACGGTCGCCTGATCTTGGTTTCTTGGGTACACGAGGTTAGCAGTGGCACGGCGGCTTCAGCCACACGAAAAGGATCTTTACGCGGTCGTCTCGACTGTGAATGAACTGGTTGATGGGCGTTCGAATAATGTCGGTCAGATACAGCTGACACCGAATGCTACCTCGACGATGGTGACTTTTCCGACTATTTCGGTGTCCTCGATGGTCGCATTGACACCACGTAGTGCGAGTGCAGCTGCAACACAAACGTCGGTCTGGGTTTCCACCGTGTTAAATGGTAGCTTCATCATCACGCACGACAGTAACCCGGCGATGGATCGCTTTTTCGACTTTTCAGCGGTCGGAGGCTGATACAATGAGTACAGCGATCGGAGGCTGACAATGGGTTTTTTCGACACCACGCCTGCAACTACCACGCAAACGTCGAGTGGCACGACGACAGCGAACCCATGGGCAACTGCATCGCCGCTGTTGACCAGCATGGCGCAGTACTATGGTGGTCTCAACCCGGCCATGACGAGTCAACAGCAGCAAGCTGGCCAGAACCTGTGGACTTCAGCGGGCGGTCTTCCGAATTATCTTCCGCAAGCCTCGAAGTCGGTTCAAGGCGTTTTCAATGCAGCCGGCATGTTGCCGGCCAGCTACCAAAACCTGCAGACCAACTTGTCCGGTCTTGCCAACCCTGCAAACTTAAACCCCTACGGTACCCCCGGTTTTGGCGAAGCGCTCAATACGCTGAACCAGAACATTATGAATACGGTAAAGGGGCAATATGCCGCTGCGGGACGCGAGCCGAGCGGTGCGGGAGGCGAAGCGAAAACAGCCGCGCTCGGTCTGGCACAAGGTGAGGCGCCGCTCATTCAAGACCAGTACAACAGAAATGTTGGCAACCTCATGACTGCCAACCAGACGTTGGCCAATGCCGGCATCAACACGGCGCAAGCCATCGGCGGCAATATGCAGCAGGCATTGGCGGGTGCCGGCCTGTTACCGAGCCTTGGTATGGCGCCATCCATGGCGCAATGGCAGGTGGCGAACCAATTGCAGCAGCAGCCGTTCGCGAATGCCCAGCCGGGGCTGGCAGCTGCCATGGGGCTTGGCGGCATGGGTGGCACGACCACTGCCAACCAGACACAAACCGGCATACAGAAGCCTGCAGAGAACCAGTTTTCGAACTTGATCGGCGACATTTCCGGTATCGCCGGCACGATCGGGTCGCTGTGGCCCAAGTCCGATCGCCGGGCCAAGACCGACATCAAGGATATCGGCAGGACGCACGACGATCAGAAAATATATAGCTTCCGTTTCAAGGGATCTCCGACGCATCAGATTGGCATGATGGCCGATGAAGTCGAGAAGAAGACACCACAGGCTGTCGCGACCGATCCTGCCGGTCTCAAACATGTTAGCTACAATCTCGCAACTCGCAAGGCAGCAACGATGGGTATGCTGCAAGACGCAAGGAGATGACAAATGCCCAGTGGCGCACCACCAATGGCAAATTTTCCTACGTTGTCGTATGCCGATATCAAAGATGCACCGTCGATGGGCAAGTCGTTGCAGGGGCTTGGTAAGAACCTCGCTTCGGCGAAGGCGGCGCTGGCTCCAACCGTTGCCCCGCAGGCTAATATAGCGCCAGGCGCTACGGTCCCGGATACGACGGTCGCGGCCGGTGGGCCTCAGGGACCGCCGCCGCTTCCGGGCCAACAGGGACTGCCTGGATCGCCTTACAGCCCGCAATACGGGCCCGCGGCTCCGCCGCCAGGCCAGCAGTCCATCCTCTCGCCACAGCAGGCCGGGCTGCAGCAGCCGCCGGTGCAGCTGCCGACGCCGGCACAGCCTTATCCGTTCAACCCGCAGACCTCGCCGTTGGGACAGCTCAACCCGATAAATTGGATGAACATGATCAGAGCTAGTCTGAACCAACCGGGTGGGGTTCCAATGTCACCACAGCAAGCGCAACTGCCGGGCTCGGCGATCATGCAAGGCGCAGGCATTTTGCCCGGATCACAGGGTTTCGGAGGTTAACCGGGACACAGGGTTTTGGAGGCTGACGTGGCCAACTATCTGGAGAACCTTCTCAACCGGATGTATTATAACCCATTGGGCACCTATAGCCCGGATGAGATGGGTCCGAACCCTGTCGTGACCGGGCTCGGCAGAAACCTGCAGAGTTTCAATACACCATATCCTCCCCCGCAAGTAATATCTCCCCCCTTGCCACAGCAGACGTCGACCAATTTGAGCCAAGGCGAGGTGGGTGGGTCGCCATGGGTGCCGCCGCTTAGGAGAGGTGTTGCAACGCTCGGTGCAAACTTGCAGGGTTTTAACACAGCGCAGCCGTACCCACCGCGGCGGCCTCCGGATCTTCCTATACAAACACCGACTGAATTAAGGCCGGAGGAGACAGACAAGCGTTCCTTGTCTTGGCCATCCTTGCCGCCAGTGGATCGTAACCCTCTCGGTATTTATTCTCCTGATGAGACAAGTGATAGCGCGGTTCTGCGCAGGATCGGTGAAAGTCAGCCTTTCCGTAAGATCGGAGAGAACCTGAAAGCGTTTTCCGAAGCGAAGCCTGGGCAAAATATTTTCTGGTCGCCCAGTGCAGGGCTGTTGCCATCGACACCTGCAACAGCTGCTACATCTCAGATGGGACCGGAAGGTGTAGTAGGAGGGCAGCCTGAGCAGCAGACTTCTCAGCTGGGACCGGAAGGTGTGGCGGGATCATCTCGCGAGGTCGATGGCTCGACCGGGGACATAACGGAAGGCGAGCGGCTGGGCGTACATGATCCGCATACTGCGCCTGGTGCTCCTCTTACTATCACCCCGACGACGACTGGTCAGCCTCCGTCGGCGGTCTCGCCTGCTGCGCGGCAGACGGTTATGTCGGATCAGTCTGCTCCACAGTCTCCGTTCAATGCAGCTGGCATTCTTGGCGGCATTGGCGACTGGTTAAGTAAGCACCAGAACCAGCTGTTGGCGATCAGCGCCGGTATGTCGGGGGCGCCAGGCCTGCATCAGGGCATCGGGCGAGCGGCTGCTTATTCGATCCCGGCGATCCAGCAAGACATCGCGATGCAGCAGCAGCAGGGCGGCATGCAAGCAAGCTACAACGCGCTGCTCTCTTCGCTGCAGAACAGCGGCATGGATCCGCAGCAGGCTCACAACCTTGCTCTGGCTGGCGCAACCAACCCGAAGCTTTTTGACTCGTTGATGACGAAGTTTGCAAGCCCGACTAAGTATGAGAAGGTGGAAGTCGAGCAGCCTGGTATGTTTGGCCCGACCAAACGAGTAATAATGGTTGATCCGCAGAACCCGGCAGATCATTTCTATCTCGACGAGGGACCGGGTAGTCGCGGTGGTGTCGGTGGAGGCGGGGGTGGTGGCACTGGTAGTGGCGCTCCGTCGCCTACTGGACCAACCCTGCCCAATGCTCCTGCGGGAAGCAACATTCAGCAAACGGGCGGCCAGCCACAACAGCTGGGAGATCAAAATGCGCCACGGTCTTTTGGTGGCACTGGGTTTGGTTTCTTCGCACCGGGATATAACGAGCAGAACTTTGATCAGAACAAGGTTGCCGATGAATTTCTCAACCAATTTTCACCTGTTGTGCAGAGTGACATAAAAGCCGCTCTAGCTGGAATGTTCAACCCTGCGGGACGTCAGGCGTATGGCAAGGGTATTGAGTCATTTGCTCGCCTATATGGCGCCGGCATCGGTCAACAATATGATCCTGTCGCCATCAACGCTCGCAAAGCCTATGAAAGTGAGCTTGGTGGCACAACAAAAGGCGCCGGTCTGAGAGCTTTCAGTTTGGGGCAGGGCTTGGATCACTTTGTCAGCATTGCTGACGATATGATGGATGCGCATTTGTCCGGCTTCCCTTGGAAGAGGGTGGCTCATGGTCTTAACAGGCTGAAAGCGGAAAGCAGCGAGATGGAAGGCCTTGAGCATAGGGTCGGTGTAACCGGTCAGGGCCTTACGGGCGAAGTCGGTGCGCTCACGTCAGGCACGAGGTCGGGCGGTGTCCATGAGCGTGCGATGATGAAGGGATATCTTTCTGATATCTTCCAGTCGAGGCAGGGAGCAGCCGGCTCCCTGGAGGGTATGCTTGACCTTTTGAAGGGTGGTCTCGAAGAGACTGAAGCCGATCGCGACCGAAAATATGGGGATGATCCCCGCTACTGGCCGAAAGGCGCGAATTTCGTGACTGACAAGGAGCGGGCGCAAATTGCGCATATTGAGGATGTTATCGAGGGGCTAAAGACCGGCAAGAAGGTCGACCGGATGGTTGGAGGAGACAAGATGCACGAAGAGGCAGCTAAGGCTGACGCGGCTGCAAGAGGAATACAGGTGGTGAAGCCGGGCAGCACTTATAATTGGGATCCGACTACCAAGAGATTTACACAATGACCATCACTATCATTGGGCCAGATCAGTCGAAGTTCAATTTTCCGGATGACACGCCGCAGGACACTATTAGTTCGGCGATGTCTCAACACTATGCCGGCACGCAGGCTCCGGCTCCAGATCAGGGCGATGGAAGCAACTATTCGGCGATCTCCGCGGCAGAAGATCTGCCGGGGATCGGCGCCTATGCCGCTCCAGCTGCAGCGTGGCTTCGAACCAAAGCTAAGGGTGGCACGCAGGCTCAGAACCTGGCGCAGATACGGGCTGGCATTGATGCTTACCGGCAGGCGCATCCCATCAGGAGCAAGGTGGAAGGCGCTGCTATCGGTTCGCTCCCGTACATGTTTGCTGGCGAGTTTGCAGGGCCTGCCAGGCTGCTCGGGATGACTGGCGATGTTGTCCCCGCGTCAATTATGGGTGGGGCTTCTAATGCTGCCATAGGCGCTGTTGACGCCTATCTGCGCGGTGAGGACCCCAAGGAAGGGGCGCTCAGGGGCTTAGGTGGCGGGGTAGGCGGCGTGCTGATCGGCAAGGCAGCCGGGCATATCTGGGATGCCGCGCGAAGAATGTGGGTGCCGCGGCCGCGCGCCCCCAACACGATCCCGGTCACAACGCCGACTGGAGAGATACAGAACATACCGGTTCGTGAGTCAGTGGTTACGCAAAACCCGGCGACCAGCGCCGAAGAGCAGAGGATGATCGGCACGCAGGTGCCGACCGCGACGGATGCTGAAGCGCAGACCGACGCGGCCATGAAGGCCGCGCATCAGACCCTTCACGACTATATCGATCCCTCGGGGCGATCGGCCGGCATGACGCCGCTGCAGGCTGGCAACAGGGCGGCTTTCGACATCGGGCAGATGGAGGACCAGCGGGCAGCAGCCGAGGCTGCGCGCGCCGGCGCGGCTCAGCAGCAGACCGAGCAGCTGATCCGAGATGTTGGCGGTGCAGCGCCTGCGGCGGCGGTCGGTGGTGCAGCGCCTGCGGCGACGGCGGCTCGGGACGTCGGCGATACGGTTAGCGGAGGCATTCGCGGACTGTTCAGGACTGCGCGGGATGCCACCAACCGCGCCTATGACTACTTCCGTAGGCAGCCAGGCAGCTATGATCCAAGCAGGTTGGTCAGTGTCGGCAATGAACTTCGTACGGCATTGGATACGGCTCCTGGTGCAGACCGGGTTAGGCTTGATCCCCTTACGACAAAGTATGGCTCTGCTGCTTTGAAGATGATCGATGACGAGGTTGGACGTCTTCGCTTTACGAACGAGGCTCGGGCTCCAGGGCAGCCTCCACCGCGGGCGATCACACCAGACGATATGAACAATATCCTCAAGGAACTAGTGATCTATCGGCGGTTGGCTAATGCGGAGGCACGATCGAGCGGCGTTTACACGGATGCGCGCGCGGTTGGTCGCATTACAGACGAATTTCAGAATTGGTTGGAAAGGACAACGACTGACGGTGGTCTGCTTACAGGCAATGCAGATGACATCCTATCGTCCCTGCAAGCGGCGCGGGCGGCTCATGCACAAGAACGCGAGACATTCTCGCGAAAGGGAACGGGCGATGTTGTCGGCAAGTTTATGGAAAATGTGATCGGCAAATACCCTGGTCAGGAAATGCAGCCGGAAAAGATCGTCAGCACATTGTTTGGCACGCCTGACAACCCGTTCGCCAGCAATGCGGTGCCGATCCTGAACCACTTGCGTGATCGGGTGTTCGGCGCCAACAGTCCGGAATGGGGGGAGATCAAAAGTGGCATGATCAAGCATCTGACTGAAACGCCGGCCGGTGGCAAGCCGGTGCCGTTTGTGCAGCAGGCGCAGCGGATCGAGAAGATGCTGTCTCACCGGCAGTTGGCGGATGCGGTGTACGATCAGGGCCAGCAGACGCGGCTGCGGCAGCATGCCAGCGACCTGCGCAGGGTTGCGGACATCGATCCGGTCAAGGATACGCCTGAGCATATCATTGGCAAGCTGACGGGTCGGATTGGTGGCGTGCGCATGACGGGCGAGCAGCTGCTGGCGACGCTGGATAAAGCGGGTGGCGGGAAAGTCGCAGAAGCGTTGCGGGATGCATTGGTCAACAGCGGCAATGCCGACACATGGGCGAGGCTCAAGCTCGCCAAGCTATTGGAGGTTACTAAAGAAGTCGAGGGTACTACCAAATGGGGTCATCAGAAGATCGCTAACAATATCGGTAATTTTCTCGACACTGATCTTGCCGACAAGATGCTGACACCCAATGAGAAGCTGGTGCTTAAGTCGATCGGTGAGGCGCATCGACGGATAGTTCCTGTGAAAGGCACCGTGAACTATTCGCGTTCGGGTTATGAGAACATGGAAACTGCGAGAGGCATGACGAAGAATTTGATCAAGATGGCGATCACTGGTTTGGGGCTCGGGCATGGCTTGATCGGCATCGGGGCTCACTATAGCGCGGGCCATGCGGCTTCGGAGGCTATTGATAAGCTCGCGACGTGGCGGCAAACGCGGCGTGCAAAGGACTTGTTCTTGGGCCAGCGTGCACCTTTTCCACGGCAGGGCGCATATTATCCTGGCAAGATAGGTGCGATGACGTTCCCGCAATTGACGCGGCAGGATGATCAGTCATCCCAGTAGGGTATCAGTCGTTCGCATTCCAATAAGGCAGGCATGCGATCAGAAGGAGCGCAGCACAGAGAAAGAGACCGGGCACAATGCCTTCTTCTCTAACAAACCACACCGTGAAGCGATGCCACAAATGAATGACGCCGATAATGACGAGCAGATAGACGATAAAGACGAGGCGGACGATCATGGATGATGCTCAGGGTTATTCGAGTGTGGATGACGCGATCAACAGGACGGCTGCCATAGCTGGGATGGATCCGGCACATTGGCGCGCTGTTGCCCAGATCGAGAGCGGCGTAAACCCGTTTAGTAACATGCGCAATGCCACGCAATTCAAAGGCCTGTACCAGCTTGGCCACGGTGTATGGCATGATCATGGCCAAGGCGACATCTACAACCCGATGGACAATGCGATGGCGGCCGCGCGCTATGCGCAAGCCAATGCCGCCGAGTTCAGGGCTCATTTCGGTCGCGATCCGACGCCGATCGAGACCTACATGATGCATCAGCAGGGCGCAGGGTTTTATACTAAGGGGCAGATGTCGAATATTGCCGGCAACCCGTTTGAGAAGAATATGAAAGCTTCGTTGCAGACGCCGCAGTCGTTTGAGGAGGGTTGGCGACGGAATATGGAAGACAAGGTGGCGCGAATGGGCGGTCAGGCTATGGCGCCGTTCCAGTCTGTTGCTGGCACGCGTGGCATGTCGCCATCAGGAGGCTATGCCACAGCACAGCCGGGACAGCCGGGGGCCGTCGCAGAAGCAGAGTCGACCGATCAGACCGAGGATGGTACACAGCAGCCACAGGGACCTGATGTTGCGGGCCAGATGAAAGACATACAAGACAGGATCGCTCAGCAGGAACAGGCCAATGCCCCACCCTCATTGCCACCGATGGCGCCCATACAGCCAATGATGACGCCTGCGATGATGCGGGCTCGGATGTTGTCACAGGCGATGATGAACCGCACCCTCGGTCTCACGCCGCCATCACCACCGGAGCAAGCGACATGAAGCGGATGCTTAAGGCTCTCGGTCTTATCAGTTTGATCGCTGCGGTCTCGCTGAGCATGCAATATGGGATCGAGCAGGCGCGCGCAGCTTTCTGGCAATGGAGTATGACAGCCTCCCAGAACGGGAATTCTGATCCATCGATATCGTTCATAGAAGGAATGCCGCCATCGGTCGTGAACGACAGCGCCCGCGCGATGATGGCGCGGCTAGCCGAACAGGCGGCCGATACCTCTGGCGCATTAAAGACGACTGGCGGCCCGACCGCTTTTGCCGTTACGACCAATCAAGGTTTTCCAGATCCACCGAATGACGGGATGGTTATTGGCGTCACGTTCAACGTCAATAGCTCTGGAAGCCCGACGCTTGCGGCTGATGGAGGAGCGGCGAAGGCGATTGTCTCATCGCCCGGCAGCCCAGCTACTGTATCGGCTGGCGTGCCGACGATCATGTTATATCAGGCGGCAAGCAGTTCGTGGATCGTGCGCAGCGGCGGCGGTGGCGGTACGCCGCTCGGTAGCGTCATTGCGTATACAGGCACGGTGGCGCCAGCTGGCTATGTTTTCGCCAATGGTCAGTGCATCTCGACTACGACTTACGCGACCTATTGGGCCCTGATCGGCAGCCCGGCACCGGGTATCTGTTCGGCCGGTCTATTTCAGGTGATCGATCTTCGCGGGCGCGTTATTGCCGGGCTCGACACCATGCCGGGTAGCTCTGCAGCTGGCAGGCTGACGTCTGCTTCGACTGGATGCGGAACGGCGATGACAGTGGTCGGTGCCAGTTGCGCAAACGGCAGCGAAAGCCATCAGCTGACTGTGGCAGAACTGGCGGCACATCACCATAGGGCCGACATATACGATCCTGGTCATACTCATACCTATAACTATTTTCCGGCAGTTGGGATCGCTACGACCGATGTCACTGGTTACTATACGATCAACAATTCACCGACTGGCGGAACCACGGGCAGCAGCACGACCGGTGTTCTAGTCAATGGCGGCGCAAATGGAAACAGCAATACATACGATGCCGGCAGCAGTACTTTTCATCCGATCGTGC